TAGGATTTATAAATGGTTGTTCACAAAATATAGTTACATCATGGATTGTATTCCAAGAGTTTCCTGACTTAAAAAATCTAGATATAAATAAATTAGAAGATTGGTGGAATGAAAATTACATTAGGTTTATAGTTGGTAAAGGTTGGGATTTAGACAGAAGATATTTTAAAATAGGTAAAACAGGATTAGTAAATTGTGTCAAAAGTTATAAAGAGCAAGTAGATAAATATGGAAGTCAACACGAAATGTTTTCTAAGATATGCTCATTTAATGATAAATTTAAAAACTTTAAACAACTTTGGGAATTTATTAGAGAAAAACTTTTATCTTTCGGTAGGTTATCAACCTTTTCTTATTCAGAATTTTTAAGGCTGCAAGGTGTTAATGTAGATTGTAATGAATTATTTCTTGATGATATTTCAGGAAGTAGATCGCACAGGAATGGTTTATGTAAAGTATTAGGTCGTGATGATTTAGATTGGTGGAAAACTAAAGTTACATACAGCAAAGAAATAATTACTTGGCTAAATAAAGAAGCAGAAATATTATTTGAAGAAATGCAAAATAGACTAGAACATAAAGATTTGAGTTTTTATACGTTTGAAACTGCTCTTTGTAATTACAAATCTATGCATAGACCTGATAGAAGATATCCTAATGTATATAATGATATGTTTTATAACAGAGTTAAATATGCTGAAAAGATGTGGAAAGATAAATATGATTTTGATTTATTCTGGCAAATGAGAAAAGATTTATTACCAAAAGAACTTAGACTTGAAGATAATTCTAAAGATTTTGGATTACATCCTTATAAACAAAACTTTTATTTAAATACAGGGCAAGTGATTATGATGGATAAAGAATGGGATTGTTTTAAAAACGATTACAATGATTATGTCTACAACTAATCGCAGTAGGTGGCGAACCAGCAGTTGGTAAAACATCTTTAATGAGAGAGTTCTTTAGCAGCTATACACCATGGCTACAGTTTAAATATAAAAAACTATATGGGCATTATAATAAAGAGTTACATTTAGTAATATTAGGAGTGTATTCGGCAAAAGAAGTATTTTCAGGCACAGATAGATTATCTATGTCAGTACAACCTGATTTTGAAGAATTTATTGATATGAACAAAAAATGGCAAAAGCATAACCCTAATTATAATATTTTGTTTGAAGGTGATAGATTATTTAACTTAAAAGCTATTAAGAAAGCTGAAAGCAATATGGACTTAAAAGTTTATTTATTAGAGAGTAAACACATAGACAGTAGACATAAAGATAGGAACGATAATCAATCAGAAAAATTTATAAAAGGTAGAAGGACAAAAATAAATAATATAAAAGAATATTTAAATGA